CACCTGGAACGAGTACCCCCGCGCTGTCGGAGAGCTGAAGGCGCTCCAGGCGCAGAATGCCGCCCTCGACATCAAAAAGCTCCAGGCTGAGATTGCTCGGGGCGGCGAGGTATCTCCGAGCACCATCGCCCAATTGGCGCAGTCGAAGCAACAGTTCGACCTTCGCATGGCACAGGACTTTGCCGAAAAGGGCGCTGCTGTCGTCGAAGAGCAGCGCCAGTTCCAAGAGAAGATGGCTTTCGAGAAGGCCAAGTTCGATCAGGAGGCTGTTGCGTCCGCAGAGAAGCGGGACATTCAGCAGGAGCAGTTCGCGTCCGGTCAGGCGCTCAGCCGCGAGCAGTTGGACAAGCAGCGTGGCGACACGCTCCTCGGTCTTGGCTCTCGGCCGGACACGCTCATCCGCTACCTCTATGCGCTTCGTGGGCAGCAGGCCCCGCAGCAGCTCGGCGGTGTTGCCCCCGCGCTTCCCGGCTATCCCGGCATCAACGCGCTGCCGCAGGGTGGCGCTCCGAACGTGGGCGTCCCTTCTTCTTCCCCGGCTGTCAGCGCGGCTGGGTCTCCACCTCCCCAGCCTGCGCTCGCCGGGGCACGCGCGAGTATCAACCTTCCGAACGTCGGCGCGGCACCCGCTGGCGTCGGCGCTCCGAATCTGACCGCTCAGCCCGGTTACATCGACCAGAGGCTCCTTCCGGGCACCAACCCGCTCGCCTCGCTTGCTCCGGCCGGTGGCGTGGCGCCGACGCTCGTTCCGCAGTCTCCGCTCGCGCTCGCGAATCAGGCGCCGGGTACCATCTCCATCAACGGCGGTGGCGGCACGGCGCCGTTCAGTGGACTTGCCAAGGACTTCGGTTGGGTGCCGACCCGGAACCCGCTCGCCACGCCGGTAGCGATGCAGGACGGCGAGAACATTCGCTACGGCGCTCGCAACGAGTACGCGCAGGGCGGCGTTATCCCAGAGCACGTCGTCGGGGTCGGTCAGGACAGCGGACAGACCTACGAGTTCGGCGAAGAGGGCACCGAGGCGGTCATGTCGAACGACATGCTCGAACGCCTCATGGCCGTTGCCGGCAAGGTGGACTTCAACAGCAAGGGATCGGACGGCAAGAGCCAGCGCATCACCATGACGCTCAACGGCCCACCGAAACTCGGCAAGAAGAAGATGCCCGAATCACCCATGAACTCCTATGCTGCGGGCGGTACCATCGGCTACTCGGGCGGGAAGAACGACTACAACCCGCAGGTGTTCAACCCGCCGAACCTCTCGGGCATCGTCGGCCAGGGATTCAACACCCCCGGCATCCCGCTTCCCCCACAAGTGAACATGCTCACGGGCGGCGGGCAGTCGCTCATCCCGAGCGCGCAGACGCTCTCGAATGCGCTGCCCTCCGAGGTTGGCGCGTACTCCGGGTTCCTCACCGATGAGGCCGGGGTCCGCCCGGAAGATGTGTTCGCGCTCGGCAAGCGGCTTGCGCCAAAAGTAACGGGGGTTCGCACTCCCAGCTACGCCGGTTAGCCGTGGCCAGAGGTCAGCCCACCGAGGGCGACAACACCCCGCCGCCGCTCATCCCGCCACCTCTTGGCCTTGCGGGACTCGGCGATGCGTACTCGGGATCACCGAACGTTCCGAATCCCGCCCCAGTGTTCAATCCGCTGAAACTTCCGGGTGACATCGCCGCCTATCTCGGCGACCCGAACGTGCGCGAGGCGTACCGCAACCGTCTCGGCGCCGTTCCGGTGCTCGACCCGTTGCTACGGTTCGGTAGTGATGTCGCCGAGCAGACGTTCCCGCCGTTCTTTGCCCAGCGACAGGCTGCGGGGCTAGAGGACCCGACCATTCCCCCGATCCTTCCAGGTGTTGGCTTTGTGGCGGCTGGGGTGAAGAAGGTCGGGGCGGCCGAAGGTGCCCTCGCGAAGTTGGCGAAGCCGCTCGCATCCGAGGTCCGCGCCACTCCGGGTTTTCTTCGCACGGCAGAGCAGAAGATTGCCGCGCCGACCGTCACGTCCGCTGAGAAGTACGCGGGCAACATCAACCTCGACCGTCTGAATCTCTCGGACGACGCGAAGGGAATCATCAAGGCCGCCCAGGACCAGATGCCACCGCGCGTCGTTCAGCCGCACGAGGAGACCGTGGCGCTCGCGCAGGAGATTCTGCTGTCGTCGAAACTGACGGGCGTAGACCCGGTTGACCTTGCGAAGAACTTTGCCAAGAGGCAACTGCGGGCAGAAGAGGTCACTGCGACCCGCATGGCGGCAGCCGAGAAGGTCAGCGCCGCCGCCCTCGCCACGGAGAACGCGGTCAAGGGTGGTCTGACGCCGCAAGGGATGGCTGCGGCGGAGCGTGAACTGCTCCAATACTTGGAGATATCCGACAGCCTCTCGGGCATCACGACTGCGAGCGGTCGGAACTTGGATGCGTTCAACATCATCGTCGAGGGGGCGCACGGGAACTACTCCGCCGCAGCCGAGGCGATGAGCAAGCTCGGGAATCTGGAACTGCGGAAGGACTATCTGAAACTGCTGGCCCAGATTGACCCCAAGGACCAGGGTCGTCTCGGCGACTTCGTTCGTAAGGTCGAAGGGGAGTTGGCGAAGCCGCTTGCGAGTGGAGCGAAGCCGGTGGATGTCGGCTGGTGGATGCAGCACATCTTCATCAACGGCATCATGTCCGGCCTGTCGAACGTTCGGAACGTCGTCGGCAACACGGCGAAGCTGGGGAAGACGGTCGCGGAGTTGTACGGCGCGGTGCCCATCGGTGGCGGGTCGGTGTCTTTGTCCGCCGCCAACGCCTTCACCGGGACGTTGCTCACGCGCGGCGTTCGTCGCGGGATGGCGCGCGGCTGGGGCACGTTCATTCATCGCTCCATCGGAGACTTCGCCAAACTCGATACGACCACCAGTGACCTTCTGCGCTACCCCACGCGAGAGAACGGCGTCGGGAAGGTCGTCGCTGGAACTGCGGACTTCATTGGCCTTCCCGGTCGAACGATGGTCGCTGCGGACTCGTTCTACAAGGGCATGTACGAGGAGGCGTTCAAGGCACTCCACGCCACGCAGGCCGCCGACGTGCTGAAACTGACCGGAGACAAGCGGGCTGGATTCATCGCCGACCGCATCGCCAACCCTTCGGTCAAAGAGGTTCGTCTCGCCCGCGATGCCGCGATCGAATACACCTACAACGCGAGAACGGGACTGGCGAAGTGGGCCATTGAGGGACGCGACAAGGTCCCGCTCGGCATTGGGCGACTCATCGCTCCGTTCATCAATACGCCAACGAACATCCTGAAGGATGCCGTTCAGTCAACCCCGGCTGGTTTCATCGGAGCGAACAGGGCAGTTGGAGCATTCGGCGAGGCCGAGCGAGCGGTTCGCTACTCGCGTGCCATTCTTGGCTCGACCGCGATGGCCGTCATCTACGTCGAGATGGCGCAGGGGAACATCACCGGCTACAACCCGTACCGCTACGGCACGACCGAGGCGGACATATGGGCCAAGGACAATCTGGAGCTTGGCGTGAAGACGCCGTGGGGTGACCTGTCGCTTCTCAACTATCCGCCGTTCTCCACGGTCGGAAAGTTCGTTGCGAGCATTCAGGACACCCAGCGCAAGCATGGGGAGGATGGCCTCACGCCAGAACTGCTGAGTAGAATCCTGCTTCGGATGGCCGACACGACACTCGACGAGTCGTTCTTCAACGGCATCACGAACCTCCAGGATGCCATCAACGACCCCGACCGCTCGGCGAAGACATGGATTCGACAGATCGCTACTGCCCCAATCCCGTACTCCGGGGCGCTACGACTCTACAACCAGGTCCAGGGAGTAGCGCCGCGCGACCCGCAGTCGTTCGAGGACTACATGATTTCCAACCTCCCGGTGCTCGGCGAGACGCTTCGTCCGAAGATCGGGGCGCTCGGCCCGGCGGAGCCGAGAACGAACACCGGAGTGCTCGCGTTCGTCCCCTCTCGTGTCCAGCAGCCGCACGCTGACGAGTTCGAGCGGAGACTGCTGTATCTCAAAGACTTCGGGCTGACCATTCCAGAGCCTGTCCAGTCGGATGTCGGTCGTGGGGTCAAACTGAAGGATGACGAGCTGTACGAACTCCGCAGGGCCGCCTACCCGAAGACCCTCGACGCCCTCCACGAAACGATGGGGAAGCCGGGATTCAACTCTCTGCCGGAGCAGGAGCAGGTTCGGTTGCTGAGGGGTGCCTTTGACGCCGCCCGCAACGACGCCAAGGTGGAGACTGCGATGACTGTCCTGCTTCCGAGGGCCACCACCCCGGAGGCGGTGGCGAGCGTGGCGCTCATCGGCCTTTCCGCGTACTCCCGCCAGGCCGACAAGGCCCGGTGGATCGAGGACATTCAGAAGGCTGGGAAGATGACCCCGGCCGCGGCCCAGGCCATCGACGACGCCCGGCCCACGAAGGCACCTGGCCTGAAGGCCGACCCGACCGTGGCGGAGTACGTCAGGTTCGCCCCACTTGTCCAGAAGTACCTCGCCACCAAGCCGTTCCTCATCGGCGACCCGACCACATGGAAGAAGTTGGAGGCCGCCCGGCAGGACTATAACGCCGCGAAGGCCGTCAACGCCTTTGCCCCAAAGCCGTCCATCGTCAGACTGTACGAGTTGCCCTCCGCCGCCAATCCAGCCAGGGCACGCCTCGTGTCGCTCAACAAGGGTTTGGACAGGTTCGTGACCGACAGCACCTACCTCTGGCGACCCTAAAACTCGGTAAACCTACCCACCGTGTGCTATGTTTTCCTCTAGCAAAGGAGGCAAACAAGACACATGGCCGAAAACGAGACAACGGCCCAGGCCGAAACCGCACCCGCGAACGACGCGGTGGCGCAAACGGCAGGGACGAGTGTCACGACAACGCCGCTCACCATCGAAGCACTCACCAGCGCGCTGCTCCCAGAGATCGAGAAACGCCTGAAACCAGCCTACGACGCCGCGAGGCGAGCGGAGGCCAAAGCCGAGCGGGCGCCGCAGCAGGTCCTCTCGCAGATACAGCCGATGCGCGAAGCATTGGACGAGCTGTTGACGCAGAACCTCAACGACGACCAGAAGGCCAGGTTCAAGGCGGAGCGCGCCCTCGCAAACAGCCAGCGGACTGACCCGGCGCAGGAAGCCGAGCGCGAGCAGGAAGTCTTCAGGCAGGAAGCCTCATCCGTCTTGGCGGAAGAGGGCGTGAGCGCCGAAGACCCCGTGTTCGCCGAGGCGTACCAGCGGTACGGCCAGAACGCAAAAACTCCCGCGCAGTGGCGGTTGGTCCTTGGGCGGGCCATCGCTGAGGTCCACAAGACCAAGGCGAAGCAGGCCGAGGGTACCTACGCCGAGCGCGAGAAGAAGGCTCGCGAGGACGAACGCTCCAAGTTCCGCAACGAGCAGCGCGAAACGGAAGGCATCGTGGACCGAGGTGCCGGAGCCTCCTCTGGCGCAAAAACGGATTGGGTCAACATGCCAGCAGAAGAGTTCGCAACTCGGGAGGCCGCAAAAGATGCGGCCGCTCTTGCTCGGCGCATGAGAGCCCTCCGCTAAAGGAAAACTAGATGCCTCTCTCAATCCGCGGGGGCGCGAACGCCCTTGCCGGAAGCGAAGACAAAGAGTACTTCGTTCGGAAGATGCTCGCCCGTGCCGTCCCGAAGCTTGTTCACGACCAGTTCGGTGACAAGAGCTACATCCCCGTGCGCGGCGGGCAGTCCATCGAGTGGCGGCGCCTCTCGACGATTGCCGCGAGCACCACGGCCCTCACCGAGGGCACGCCCGGTGCCGAGACGATCCCGACTGTCGTGAGCGTGACGGCCACCGTGAACCAGTACGGTAAAATGTTGAACAGCCTGCTTCATCGACTGTTCGATCTCTTCCGCTTTGTAGCCCCAGAGATGGCTACCTAGCGTGGATGCTGGCCGTATGAAAACCCGTCAAACTCACTCAAAGGCTAGAACAGCAGAGAGTGAGCCAAGCCCCGTTCTGGGGAAGGTGCAGAGACTTGACGGCGGGCCTCTGGGTAGTATTGCCTACGATGGTGTATACTCTCAGAGTGAAGGCAAAGTCCGAACCACGCAGGGATGCGTGGAGGGCGGCGGAAACGACCGTCCCAACCCACGTCTTGGACGTTCAGGGTGTGGAGATTTCCCCGATTTGGCAGGCCGAGTTCCGTGGCTTCTTCTGGGGCGAGGGAACGATAGCCATCAATCATGCCAGGGGTCGGTTCTCATTCGCGAACGTGGCGAGCATTGGACTTCGTTCTGATGACGCTCCAATCCTTCTTGAGTTCCAGCGCCGCCTCGGCGGTTGTGTTCGGATCGAGAAGTATCGCGATGGGACCGCAAAGACCATCACACGATGGGTTGTCGGGGTGGCGAAAGACTGCCAACGAGTTGGCGAGGTTCTGGCCGGGGGCGACTCCGGGCTCCCGTTCCTCAAAAAGCGCCAACTCGACATCTGGCGGACAGCCGTCTCCATCAAGGTCGGCGGATACTCGGGAACTCGCTACTCGGAACGAGAGCGGGACTACCTCGTCTTCGCCGCAGCAGAACTCCAACGACTTCGCAAATGGGTCAGTAACAACTAAGCAGCACTACCTCTCGACGGACATCGCGGCCTCGCAGTCCATCGACGACCTCAAGTCGGAAGGTGCGACCGCGCTCGGCGAGGCGATGGGCAACTCGCGCGACCAGCTCACGCGCAACGTCATCAACGCGACCACGAGCATCCAGTACGCGAGCACGGCGACCTCACGCGCAACGGTCGCGTCGGGCATGCTGCTCAACTCGGCCGAGATTCGTGAGGCCACGGCGACCCTGAAGAACAACAACGCCCTTCCGTTCGCGGACGGTGGCTTCAAGGTCATCATCCACCCGTACACGGAGAGCGACCTCTTCAACGACCCCGCCATCACCAACGCTTTCTCCTACGCGGGTGAGCGCGGTTCCGGCAACCCCATCTTCCAGGGCAAGCTCGGCCGCTACCTCGGCAACGACTTCTACGTCACCACGAACGCCACGGCGACGACCGCCGCGGGCGTGTCGGTCGGTACCACGAACGGTGGCGCGGGCGTCGGCGCGACGGTCTACCGCACGCTCTTCATCGGCGACCGGGCCTACGGCGTTGTCGCCCTGTCGGCGCTCACGGCGGACCTCATCTACCACGCTCCCGGTTCCTCGGGTGTGTTCGACCCGCTGGACCAGCTCTGGTCGCAGGGCTACAAGTTCTCGCACGCCGCTGCGATCCTCGACAACACGTGGATCGTCAGCGTCGAGCACGTCGTTTCCCAGGGCGTTTACTAGCAGCAAGTAGGGCGGAGGGGAGCCGACAACTCCCCTCCGGCCCAAGAAAATAGGAGTCAATCGACAATGTCAGAGCCGACGGCGACGGAATCCGGTCCCGAGGCAACGAAGCCAAGGCGGGGGCGTCCCCCGAAGAGCGAGCGCAAGGCGACCGACCGCGACCTCATCGAAGGTCTTGCGGCCACGGTCGCACAACTGAAGAAGGACCTCGCGGCCCGCAACGTTCAGGCCGACATACCCTCTATCGAGATTGCCGACATCAAGCTTGCCCCAGGACCCCAGCGTCCGAAGGCGGGCACCATCATCGAGGTTGGCAAGAACCCGGACGGCACCTCCGTCACGAGGAAGGTTCCGTTCACCCGCGCCGACCTCGACGCCGCGTCTCCCCCCGTGACGTTCACCCCACGTCGCAGCGCGCCCATGATCGTGCAGCGCGTGCGCTACGACTTCGTCGCGGATAAGGAAATCACCGTCCCGAGCGATGTCAGGGAAGAGTACGAGCGCCGCATGAAGGCGCAGTTCCCCGACGTGGCATCCCGCTACCCCTCCATGACCCCGCAGCAGGACTACGAGATGAAGGAACGGGCCAAGCGTGGCCTCCCCGCGTGGTCGCCGCTCGCCTACTTCGGCACCGGGCTCGATGTCACGATGTCAGAAGGCGAGGCGCCGGTCGAGCCGGTCAAGCCTTAGGTGGCGCGCATCGCCGCTGCCATCCTGGCCTACAACGCCGAGAGCAAACTCCCCGAACTCCTGAAGTCACTGAAGGGCCACGTCGATGTACTCGTCATCGGCATCGACGCCAAGACCACCGACTCGACGAAAGCCATCGCGGAGAAGGCCGGGGCCGTCGTCTATGACGCCCCGGACGTTCTCACGCTGAACGGGGGCTTTGCGGAGGCTCGCAACACCCTCTTCTCCCACATCCCGGCCGATGTCGAGTGGGTCATGTGGATAGACACCGACGACGTGTTCTGCGCCGACCGCAACCTCCACGATGTCGTGGCCGAGATTCCCGCGAACCTCTCCGGCATCGCGCTCCCTTACGCCTACTTCCGCGACGAGTACGGCAACCTCACGACGATCTTCGACCGCGAGCGGGTCATCCGGATGGCCTGCGAGCCGTTCTGGGTCGGGCCGCTCCACGAAACCTGTCAGGTCAAGAAGGGTGGCGAGTGGGGCAGACCCTATGGCGACCCGAAGGACGCGCCCTGCTGGGTCGAGCACAAGAACCGCAAGGAGGAATCCGAGAAGGGCACCCGCAACTTCTCGCTCCTCTGGAAGTGGTTGGAGCAGGAGCCGGAGAACTCCCGCGTCCACTGGTACCTCGGCATGCAGTACTTCGCCGGGCTGGACTACGAGAAGGCCGCCCAGCGGTTCCTCCTCGCCGTCGAGAAGAAGCCGGGCATCAACCTCGAAGCGTGGCAGGCGCTCGTCTTCGCGGGCAAGGCGTTCAAGAACCTGAACCAGAACGAGAAGGCCATCGAGTGCGCCAACCGCGCCATGATGATGTACCCGGACCTCGCGGACTCGTACCACGACATGGCCCAGGCGTATCAGGCGCTTCGGAGCTTCGACCGGGCTATCTGGTGGCACGAGCAGGGCATCACCAAGAGCCGTCCGAGCGGGCCGGTCATGACGAACCCGCTCGACTACGACTACAACCCCTACTGCATCATCCACACCTCCTACGCCGCGCTCGGACGACTCGACGAGGCCGCCGGGAAGCTCGCCAAGGCGCTCGCCATCCGACCGAAGGACCCCGACCTCCGCCGCGCAGGCGCTGGCTACCAGCGGCTCGTCGGTCGCGCGTCGGCCATCAAGGGCGGCCTCACGCTCGCCTCGCACCTCTACGAAACCTCCGAGGTCGAGAAGGCGCGCACCGTGCTGGACTGCCTCCCCGCTGGAACGCGCGAGGCGGTCGCGGATGTCGGCAACGCCATGAACGCCGTGGAGCAGCGGTTGTTCACGCTGCACGACGACAACGTGTACGAGAACGCCTACTTCGTTGACCAGGAGAAGGACGACAAGTCCAACCCCCGACTCGACTGGATCGTGAACCGACTCCAGGGCGCCAAGAAGGTCCTCTGGGTCGGCGCCGGCAACAGCGCCGGACCGTTCGCGCTCGCGGAGCGCGGGGTCAAGGTCGTCGTGGTGGACATCAACAGCCGCAAGGTCAAGCAGGGCAACTTCTCCGCCGTCAAGCGGGGCTTCCTGAAGAAGCGATACGTCAAGGACCAAGGCAAGTCGCTCCCTGTTCTCATGAAGAAGGGCGAGCACGACCCCGACCTTCCCGTTCAGTTCTGGTACGGCTGGGGCGAACGTCTGCCGAAGGCCGCCCTCGCGCTCGCGCCCTACGACGCTGTGGTCTGCGGCTCGCTCCTCGGCCGCGTGCGCGACCCCGACGCGCTCATCACCTCGCTGGAATCGCTCAACTGTCCCATCATCCACACGCTCCCCGATGGGGCGTTCCCGATGCCCGTCGAACGGGACTCCGGCGTCATGCGCCTATGGTCGCGTGTCGAGCTGGAGAACCGCTACCTCACGCGAGGGCGCATCGTCGATGCCCACACGCTCCGCGAAGCGCAGGACACCATCGGCTTCGCCTACGAGCCGGACAAGAACTGGTGGGGCGCCGAGCATCCGTCGGTCACCATCTACTGCGGCCCGGGCTGGGAGGACTGGAACCCTGACCAGATTGACGCGCAGGGACTCGGCGGCTCCGAGACTGCGGTCGTGCTCCTCGCCAAGGAGTTCGTCGCCAAGGGACTCCGGGTCATGGTGTACGGACCGTCCGAGGGCACCTGGGATGGCGTCCACTACCGCCACTGGTCGAAGTTCAACCCGCAGGCCCGTCAGTGGATGTTCGTCTCGTGGCGCAATCCCGCCATGTTCGACACCCCCATCGACGCCGAGGTCAAGGTGCTTTGGGTGCACGACACCGACTACCGCGACCTCGTGACCGAGAAGCGCATGGCCGAGGTGGACCACGTCTGGGTCATGTCCGAGTGGCACCGCAAGCACTGGTCAGACCTATACCCGTTCAGCGCCGACAAGACGCTGGTCGTGGGCAACGGACTCGACCCCGAGCGTTTCACGGGAAACATCGAGCGCGACCCCAACCGCATCATCTACTCCTCCTCGCCCGATCGCGGCTTGGAGCAGTTGGCTGGATACTGGCCGAAGATTCGAGAGGCGCTGCCTGACGCCCAACTCGACATCTACTACGACTGGGTGAACTTCGACCTCATGGGCGGCCCCGCCGACTACAAGGCAAAGGTCATGGCACTCTGTCGGCAGGATGGCATAAACTGGCGTGGGCGGGTCGGCCAGAGGGCGCTGGCGCAGTCGTTGATGGGCGCCAGCGCCCTCCTCTACCCCGGCCCACACGACTTCTGCGAGACGTTCGGCATCACCTTCCTCGAAGCGCAGGCCGCCGGGTGCGTCCCGGTGACGCGCGACAACGGCGCTCTCCCGGAGACAAACAGGTACGGTATCGTTCTCCCCAACGACTCCTCGGTGGACGAGTGGGTAACGGCGCTCCAAGACGCCCTATCCCGCCCCGAAGCCGAGCGCACCAAGATGCGGCTCTGGGCAGCGTCCCAGACGTGGGCCGAAGTGGCGAACCGAATCATCGCGGGGGCGGTAGCCGGACAAAAGGCTCTGCCCGCCTCGGTCGAAACGGCCGAGGACATAGGAGACTGAAATGCCTGCCAGCAACACCTCGCGCAGGGACACCTACTACACCGGAGACAACGCCAGCGGCGCGGCCGAGGGCCACCTCTGGGTGGACTCCACGAACAACTCCATCCGGGTGTTCCGAAACGGCGCGTGGCGCAACCCGGGGACTCAGACGCTCGCCGGCACAACGACCGTCACCACGCTCACCTCGACAACGGTCAACAACTCCGGCCTCACCACCTCGGCGAACGTCACGGTCCAGAGCCTTCTGCTCACCGACACGTTCCGCGCTACGGGCGTAGCGTCGCTCGCGGCCACGAACGTCAACGGGGCGCTGACCACGCTCAGCGCCGCGGTCGCCAGCCTTGCGACGGCCGACACGCTCCGTGTGACTGGCGTTGCCTCTCTCGCGGCAACGAACGTCAACGGCGCCCTCACGGTCGAAGGTCCCGGCGTTTCGTTCACCACGCCCGCGGCGGGCACGACCGGGAAGGTCGTTCTCGGTACCGCAGCGGTTCCGACCTCCGCGACCAGCACCTCTGGCTTCGTCCAGATTTCCGCCCTGCCGGGCACGCCGGTTGGGCAGTCCGCAGTCCCGGCCGCCGGAACCTTTTTCCTCTCGTTCGACACCACTCGCAACACGCTTATCGTCAACAAGGCGGGCTCGTGGTTCGCGGTCCCGTCGCTCACCATCTACTAGCAGAATCGGGAACGGTGGGGGGTAACACCCCCACCCAACTCGGAGGAATGTGAAACCCAAAGTCTCGCTCATCCTCGCAACCATCGACGCCCTCGCCCCGCACAAGGTCACCCTGCGACTCCTCAAAGAAGCACGCGAGCACGGCATCGTCACCGTGGTCGGCGTGGACCGGCGCACCACAGACGGGACACTGGACGCTATCCGTACACTTACCGACCACCTCGTCGAGGTGACGAACGACACGTGCTACTGCGAAGAGGTGCTGAACGAGATTGCGGACCAGGTGGAAACGGACTACGGCTTCTGGGTCTGTGACGACGAGCTGCCGAGCGGGCAGTTGTGGCAGTTGGCCGGCGACACCAAGAAGTACAACGACCGCATCCTCCGACCCACCATCATCTCCCCGCTCCCCGGCTGGACCGCAGCCTACAAGCCCCTCATCACCTACCAGCCACGCCTGTTCCGCATGGACTCGTTCCGCTGGACCGGCGGCGGCATGGACCGCCTCGCCATGCGCGCGCTGCCGGAGCACGACACCCCCGAAGTCCTCTGGCACTTCAACCTCTGGGCCGCCCGCAAGAGCCGCGAGGAGAAGACCGCCGCCCACGAGAAGGCGTGGCACGAAGCATGGCAGTACCACCCGTGGCCGCCGAGCAGCAAGAAGGCATATCTCTGGGAGGACTACCCTGACGAGGTCACGTCACTAGACCCATGGAAGGAATACCGATGAGCGAACCTATCGTGTTTCACGCGAACCTCAGCGGGACCAATACCTCATCGCGCTGGCTCACGCTCTCTAACGAGGGGGATGCGAAGGTCGTGCTGGAAGCGAGTGCGAGCGAGTTGGCGAGCATCATGAGGATGGCGACCCTCGGGAAGAAGTTGCTCCGCATCACGGTCGAGGTCCAGTGAAGATAGGCTTTTCGAGCGGATATTTGGAGGCGTACTGGGGCACTGACTGGTTCAACGCAACGCAAATCGGCGGAAGCGAGCATCTTCTTGTGGAGGTGGCGTGTGAACTGGCTCGGCAAGGCCACGAGGTTTCTGTTCGCCTTCCGTATCCCAGTGTCGCCCTCGCTCATCGTGGCGTTGTCTGGCTGGGTCAAGAGGCCGCGCCGCAGGAGTACGATGCACTCTTCTGCTTCGACGACCACGCTCGGCGGGACCACGCGGGTCGCACGGCTCTGGTTGTCTGCCGATCCGACCCGCCCATCACAACGAACTTCGACGAGCTCATCTTCCTATCCGCTCACCATGCTCGGTTCTTGGGTCATGCCGGACGACCACACGTAGGAGGAGGTGTCAACCTCGCGGACTACGCGGGCGAATCGAAGCGGACGAAGGGGCTTGTGCTATGTACCTCCTCTCCCGACAGATGTCAGGCCGCGTTCGCCATTGGGGCTGCGTTCCCCCGGTTTGTGTTCACGTACAAGCCCGTTCAGGGACTCCCGCCGACCCGGCAGGTGACCCGCGAAGAACTGGTGAAACTCCAGCGGTCGGCGCAGGTGCTCATCTACCCGCTCGACCCCCGTCGCCCCTCAGACTTCTTCTCGATGGCGGTTTTGGAGGCGATGGCGGCGGGGACCCCGGTGGTGGTGACTGACGCCGACTCCATGCCGGAGTTGTGGTCCGAAGCCGCTGCGGTCCTCCCTAGGCCCGTACGATTGGCGGAGTGGGTCGAAACGGTGGAGAACATCCTTGACAACCGTCCGCGCTGGCAGGCGCTCTCTGGGGCCGGTACGGCGGTCGCTAGGGGGTATGCTTGGGACGTGGTCGCCAAGAAGTACCTGGCCGCCCTAGGAGCCTAGACCGTGCCGATTACCCTCCTTGCGCTAGAGGAAGATACCGTCCGGGGGATGGGGCTGGGCCTCCTGACGCAGGGGACCGTCCCGGCAACGGGTGGGACCACAACCTACCTCATCGACGCGAACAGGCAGGAGCCGGACGGCGAGTACGACCGGGTGGATGCCTTCATCAAGTTCACCAACGGGCTTGGGGTGGCCTCGGTCAACAACGGGCTCGTCCGCCCCATCACGGGCTTCTCCACGGGCAACCAGTCCATCACCTTCGCTCCGGCGCTCGTGGCCTCCGTGCCGTCCGGCACGACCTACGACATCTTCAAGAACTACGGCCCGAACGACGACGTGCGACTCGCCATCAACTCCGGCATCCGAGACATCTGGGGCACCCGGAACGTCTACACCATCGCCACGACGCACGAGCCCGCCGGACTCACGACCCACATCCTCTCGGTCCCCTCCGCCGCGGCGAACGCCATTACGCAACTCGTGAAGGTCGAGCGCCCGGTCGGCAGCATCAACACCGACTACGACTGGCGGGAGTTGCGGCTGGGTCAGGACTACAACGTCGTGGACGATGCCGGAGCCATCTCCATCACGCTCAACTACGTGACGGTCGCCTCGACGGTCCTGCGCCTCACGGGCGTCCGCCCCGCCGCCGAACTCACGAACGACACGGACATCACGCAGGAGCCCGCCCACCTCATCGTCCTCGCAGCCCGTAAGTTCCTCGCCCTCCAAGACCCCAGCGCGAAGGCCGATGTGGAGAAGTGGGGTCGAGAGTTGGAGAACGCCAAGTTCGAATACTTCCGGGTCCACGAACCCCAAAGCCTGAACGTGCCGCGTTTCCGGGTGGGCTAGGATGCCGCTCGGCGCACCAGCGACCTTCGTCAAAATCGGGAACTTCCGGTTCGACCTCGCGGAGCAGAACGCCCACTCCGCCGTGGACACCGATTACTCCCCCGGCGGAGCGGCGGAGTTCACCAAGGACGACTTCTCCGCCGGGATGCTCACCGCCGACCAGGGCGTCTACGACGCGGGCACCCCGCAGTACACCTCGGCCAAGGGCGTCGATGCGGCCTTCGCCCATCAACTGATTCTCCAGCCCGCCGCGACGACGGTGACGAACGCGGGGACCGCCTTCCCCGGTGACCCCATCAAGCAGGTGGACTTCACGCCGACCGGCGCGAGCAACACCGCGTTCCTCATCACCGCCGGGCGGAACGTCTACAAGTACAGCGCGGGAACGTGGATAGACGCCCGCGACCTCGGGGCCTTCACCGCCTCGGACATCATCGTCCACGGCGCCACGCTCGGAATCGCCTACACGAGCGGACACCAGTACACCACCGATGCCACGAACTGGACGACCGACAACACCGACGCCGACCGCTTCGGGGTGCTGAACCAGAACCTCTGGCGCGCGGTGCGGCCGAACAGCATCTACTCGGCGACCGCCTTCGGCGGGACGTGGAGCGCCGCGTACACCGTGGCCGACTCGACGTACAACATCAACAGCATCACGGGTGTCGAGCAGTTGCTCATGATCGGCAAAGAGGATGGCCTCTACACGGTGGACGCCGAGGGCACCATCATCCCGCTCACCCCAGAGCTTCGGCCACAAGCGAACGCCAACTTCGCCTCACTTCGGGCGGTGGTGACGTTCAACAACGACTTCTACTTTCGCACGCTGAACGGCGTCATCAAGATTGCGGCGAACGACGGGCTGAAGTACCGGGTCGGCCTTGACCAGCTCGCCTCCCCCGACCTCCCCACGGTGGTCGTTCAGGCGATGTGCGCCGACGACCGCTACCTCTACGCCCTCTGCGCGAACACGTCGAATGACCTCATGATTCTTCGCCGAGCGTTCAAGGGCTCGTGGCATGTGTTCTGGTGGGATGGCACGGCGGGCACGAAGGTCGGCAAGCACATCGACATCAGCGCCGCACCGGGATTCCCCGCGCTGTTCTTCTCCTACTCGGACGGAGCCACGACCTACACGACGAAGTACATCCGCCTCTCGACCTACCCGAACGCGGTGGACGACTCCAACTACACCTACAGCACGGAGTCGCAGAACCACCTCATCCGCCTCGGCCGCTGGGGCTCGCCCGACGCCCCGACGCTCTTCGACCGCTGCGTCATCAAGAGTCGCAACCTCAGCGCGAACGTCACGGTGACGCCGTACTACTCCGTGGACGGCGGGGCCATCACGCAGTTCGGGTCCTCGTCGGCCACCTCCTCGCCGCTCGCCACCATCACCCCCGCCGCCCCGCCCGCCGGGCACCTCTACGACTTCTACCTGTACCTCGTCACGAACACCTCGACGACCACGCCGGTCGTGACGAGCGTGTCGTTCCAGGGCATCAAGCGCCCCGGACGCAGGCGGGTCCATGTGTTCACCATCACCGCCAAGAGTCACGAGCCGACCGCGCGCGGCGGCAACCTCCGTCAGTCTCCGGTGTCCGTCTACACGAACATCAACGCGCTGCGTGACACCAACGTCTACGTCACGGTGACGGACGAGAACCAGCAGCAGTTCAGCGGCCTCGTCACGCAGGTCCAGAAGGTTTCCGACTCCACGACCAAGAGCGACACCGAGCCGGGGCAGACGTTCAAGGTGACGGTGGTCGAAGCCCCGACGACGGTCGGAGCGCTCTCGTTCACGTACGGTCAGGCCGTGTACACGTGACACAAGAAGGTAACTTCGGCAAACCGCTCGGCCGCTTCGGGGTCAAGAACCCCATCATGTCGCCCGGTCGTTCGCTCGGCGGCAACAAGACGTGGACGACGCTGAACAACGTGAACGCTGGGACAGGCACATACTCCTCGACCAATGTTGGGTCGTATATCTACCTGTTCAGCGGGAACATCGTGACGGTCGGCTACGGCTTCACGGCGCTCCAAGTTCTCGCCCAAGCGCAACTGCGTCACTCTGGGGCGCCCGCGAGCGTGGACTTCCTGTTCTTCATGGACTACGGGAACGGCACCGGAACTGGGGTGTATGGTCCGTACTCACTTTCGGAAACGATCCCATCGGCAACCCGCTACAAGACCCTCACTCTTTCTCGGACCTTCCCCCTTGACACCGTCGGGGCGTCCCAGGCTCCAGGTCTTCACACCATCGGACTTGTGGTCCGCAACAACACCGCCGGGACGCTCGACATGGGGGCCGCTGGGGCCTCCGGCACCATGAACTTCATCGACACGATGGAAGTCTCGTGGAAGGCCGCCAATGCCTAACCAGATGCCCGGTCCAGACACCGACACCATGATTCCGGTGTCCTCGGCGCTGCCAGTTGAGAACCTCCACGCCTCCCTCAAAAAGCACCCCGGATTCAACGGAATCGTACGCAGGGGTGGTGACACCTTCGCCGTGTTCAGCAAAAAGCCATCGGATGCCATAATCAAGGCTGTGAAGGACACCACGTAGATGCCGATGGCGAATGTCTCCACCGGGCAGGTCATCGCGGCGAACGACCACAACTCCATCGTCGCCGCGATCAAGGGCACGACGGGCGAGAACCTGACCGTCTTCACGAAGGGCGCGGACCTTGCCTCGGCCTCGGCGCTCGTGCTCGGCACGGACGGCAACTACTTCGATGTGACCGGGGCGGTCACTATCACCAGCATCTCGACACTTCCCGCAGGAACGGTCATCAAGCTTCAGTTCGACTCCACCCCAGTCCTGACCCACAACGCCACCACCCTCATCCTCCAGGGTGCGGTCAACTACACCGCCGCCGCCGGGGATGTGTTCGAGTTCATTTCCGAGGGCTCGGGAAACTGGCGGGAGACTGGGCGGAGCCTGAACGCGATGGGGGCCTCTGTCGGCTCTACGGCGACCAGTGTGGCCTCGGCGTGGGGCGCCACCCCGTCGCTCACATTTAGCACCACCAACGCGGCCGGGACCGGGGTGGAGTTCGTTCGCCGCAACGCCACCATCGCGCTGTTCGACACCACCGTCGCCCGCGCGCTCGCGTTTGGCGACGTTGGGACGGTCGGGTCATCTGGCGGCTTCGCCGCGCATGTCCTGCACGGGCACCCGTTCGCCCTCGGCGCGGCGGTCGTGCCGAGCACGGGAAACCTGTTGAGCGTGGCGTCCACAAACGGAAACCTCCAGTGGGCAGCCGCCGCATCGGGCAGCACCATCAACATCAAGGAAATCCTCTATCAGCGGGTCGCCACCAACGAGACCACGACGAGCACCTCGGCGGGCGACCTTACGACCGTGATGACCCTCACGACGGGGTCGGCCACGCTCAACGACAAACTGATGGTCCGCGCGAAGTGCGATACAGGCAACAGCGTAACGGCGCAGGGCTCCATCATGTATTCCAAACTCGATGCTGCCGCTGCCGTCATTGGCGCGCAGCTAAATCTCAACGGAGCCCCGGCGAACGCCTACTTCGGTATCTCTCTCATAGCCAATGAGACAGGGCTATCCGCTGCGACGCATACGGAGAAGATTCAATACAGCACAACCGGCACGGACACGTCCGCCTTCCGCAATCGGGACTTCGAGGTTGAGCGTTATGCGTAACCGCGTTGGCAACCCCTACGACGAGTTCCACGGCAAGAGTCTGCGCGTGTACGACTTCGTGGCCGATGGCACAAAATCGCCACACGATATCTGCCTTGCGGCAGAGACAGCCACCGGGCTGCGCCTCCGGGGCGACCCAGCCGGTCAGGACGGCTACATCAACACATCGCTGCGCCCAGACGGGTCGGTGTTCGTGTCTATCGTGCTCTACGAGGCATGTAGCGGATTGTGTGGCGGTCATGCTGTTCCGCACCGCCGCGCCGCCGACATCACACCGGCGCAACGGGCCGCCGTCAAGGTTGCGTGCAAGGAGCACCCGCAGCACAAACTGGGCGGCCCGAATGATGCCGCGACTCTCCGTGGGCTCGGCTTCACGGATGCCGACGGCGCGATGAGGTGAGCGAACCAATGTGCGACGACTGCCGAGCGAAGTACGAGTCGGACGAACTGTTCCGCGCGTTCTACGACGACCACCTTATCCGCTGCGAGAAGTACCAGAAACCATGACCGACGCCGACAGCGCCGCCCAGCGCGCCATCGCCGCAGCCGACGCAGCGGGGCGTCTTGTCGTGGCCGCGGAGGGTGCGGCACGAAGGCTTGCGGAGGAGGCCGCCGAGGAGCGCCGGGTCGGTATGGGCGAGTTCCTTGCGGAGATGCGCGCTGTCCGGTCTGACGTTACCCTCATTAGGACTGATGTGAACGAGATCAAGAAAGTCGTGTTCGTTGGCAACGGCCAGCGTTCGCACGCCGAGCGCATCACTACGATGGAGGCCAGTCAGGGGAAGGTGAGCTATGCCGTCATCCTCTCCGTGCTCGGCTCGGTGGTCGCATTCTTCAAGGACGGCTTCCCACCGAGATGACCGGCAAGCGGCAACGCAAGAAGCCGTGGAGCAAGACGTGGTGCCCGACGTGCTACATCGTCCAGCCTGACCACACGCCCGAGGAGTGTCCACGAGCGAAGAAAGGGAAGCCGTGACCGTCGAGTGGCTCGGCCCGCTGCCCGAAGGCAACTTCCTTGTCGGTCGCCACGGCTACACGGTGGACCTGCTCGTCATGCACCACATGGACGGGACGCTCGCCGGGTCCGATGCCTGGTTCCACAATCCCGAGAGCGGTGTGAGTTCGACGTTCGGTGTCGGTCGAAATAGCCGGTGCGTCCAGTGGCTCGCTGTCGAGGATGTGCCCTACGCGAACGGCGACTGGATCGCGAACCTCACGAGCGAAACCTTCGAGTGGGAGGACCTGAATCAGGACCGACCCGGCGTGCCGGCGCCTTCCGGCCTCTACACCGACGAGCAGTACGCAGCCGGCTCCGCGCTCGTCCGCGAGCGGGCGCTCGCTCGCGGCATCCCCATCCAGCGCGGCTCATGGGCAGGCGGCACGCCGGGGATCGTCTGCCACCACGACATCACCAACACCTACTGCCCCGGCACGCTCGACGTTGAGCGCATCGTGAAGGAGGCGAACAGTATGGACGAGGAGACCGTCAAGCGACTCGTGCGTGAGGTGCTTGTCGAGGACGGCTACCCGAACTTCGTGAAGGCCGCGACCGAGAGGCTCGCCATCGACGCCCACCACACCCACGACGTGCCCCTCGCTGGGGTGGCAACCTCGGAGCCGAAGTGAAGGGTGCCCAGAACAGTGAGCATCGCCCCACGAAACGACCACCTGTCTCTTTGGACGAGCAGGTGGGCGCGCTCATGGCCGAGTACGAGAGGGCTAGGCCGGGTCCAAGATGCGCCGTGGGGATCAGCGAGCAGCGGCAGCTCATTGAGGCGCTTCGAGAGCGCGGGGCGTCGGTCCCCTGGATCATCGCTACGGTCAATAAGAACTTCAGCACATCGTTCAGCCGGGGGCAGATAGAGCACCACGTCCGTCGAGCGTGCCGATGTCGGCCCTGACCCCCAAAGACCTCCATGCGATCGTTACTACCCTGGAGGCCGAGGGCTATCGGATCACGAAGAAGGCCCCGGTCGAGCGGGCGCGAGTGACGCTGGACCTGAAGGTCAGGCCCGGCGGAATCATCAAGGTTGGCGTCGTCTCCGACACCCACATCGGTTCGACGCTCCAGCAGGTGACCGCGCTCCGAGACTTCTACGCCTATGCCGACGAGAAGGGGTGTGCAGCCTACCTACACGGTGGGGATGTGTTGGAGGGAATCCACCAGGCCCACCGAGACGCGGCGTATGAACAGTACGCGCACGGCGTGGACGCCCAGGTGAACGCGGTCGCCGACCAGTACCCGCACTCCAAGAATGCCGTAACCTACCACGTCGCCGGCAACCACGACGACTGGGCCTTTCAGAACGTCGGGGTATCGAGCGGGGCGCTCATCGAGCAGAGGCGTCCCGACCTGAAGTACATCGGCTACCACTCGGCGTTTGTGGACGTTTCCGGTGTGCGCTTCCTGATCCAGCATGGCTCGCGCGGCGGCGGGTCGTATGCGAAGTCATACAAGCCGCAGAAGCTCCTAGAGGGCATGAGCGACGCCGACCGCAACACGACCGACGTGGCGCTCTTCGGGCACTGGCACAACGAGTTGTACCTCGGCCGCTACCTCGGCATGTTCGGCTTCATGCTCCCTTGCTTCAAGGCGCAGGACCGATTCCTCCGATCGCTCGGAAAGAACCCGACCATCGGTGGCCTGCTCCTCGAAATCGAGTTCACCCGTGACAAACGCATCTGGAATGTAAGGCCCGACTTTCGGTACTACGAGGCGATGGTGGGGGACTACCCCGGATCGGAGCACCACAAGTGACCGCCGCCGAGGCCGTCTGCGTGAACTGCCGCCCGACCTGTCCAGATCCGACCTACTTCCAGCACCGAATCGACGATCCCGACGTGTGCATGGCCTGCGGCTGTACCGACTTCGAGCCGGCGAATCCAGAATGACATGCATCGTCGCTTGCGCCGACAAGGGCAAGGTCGTCATCGGCGGGGACTCTGCGCTCACAGACGAAGATTTTCAGCAGCTCTCGATGGCGGAGACAAAGGTCTTTCGCCACGGACCCAACGCCGAGTTCCTTGTCGGCGGGTCCGGCTCGGCGCGTGGTGGGCAACTGCTCCGCTTCAAGTTCACGCCGCCGAAGCATCCCGCGAAGATGGACCCCGACCGCTATATGGCGACGCTCTGGGTGGACGCACTCCGCGACACGCTCAAGGCCGGGGGGCATGTGTACTTCGAGGCGCATGGCTCCGAGGAGTCAAGCACCACGAACGCGCTCATCGGCTACCGCGGGTCCATCTGGGTGATGTACGGCGCGGACTTTCAGATAGAGCGCGTGCGGGACAACTTCGTCGCCATCGGCTCCGGCTCGCAGCTCGCGCTCGGCGCGATGCACGCCACACAGGGGATGGGCGCGACGCGGGCGCGGGTGGAGGTCGCGCTCAAAGCGGCCTGTGCTTTCAACGCCGCCTGCCGTCCGCCCTTCACGATCCTGACCCTCGACGCGACCAAGACAGCGAAGGAGAAAGCACCATGAGCCTGCCGAACAGAATCACCGACAACAGCGCTGCGGTCATCGGATTCCTGCGCGCCCTGCTCATCCTCGTCACGGCGTTCTGGCCCAACCTCTTCACCGTGGACCAGAGCAACGCCATCATCGCGCTCGCCGTGGCCTCACTCGCTCTGAGCGCCATCACGGTGAAGACCACCGTGCCGAAAGCCCCGAGCGTGGACGCCGCCCCGGGTGCGATTCAGGTACCGCCACCCGTCGTCCAGTAGTGCGCGTTCTCGTCACTGGCGGCGCGGGCTACATCGGCTCCGTCCTCACGGACACGCTGCTCGCTCGCGGCTACAGGGTCACCGTGCTCGACCGCTTCTTCTTCGGTGAGCCGAGGCCCGTCGAGAACCTGACGCTCGTCCGCGACGACATCCGTACCTGCCCGCCCTCGGTGTTCGATGGCGTGGACGCGGTGTGTGACCTAGCCGCCCTCTCCAACGACCCGCTTGGAGAACTGCTGCCGGACAAGACCTACGCAATCAACCATCTCGGCAGGACGCGGGTGTGCGCTCTGGCGAAGGCTGCGGGAGTCAAGCGGTACGTGCTCGCCAGCTCGTGCTCCGTCTACGGCTTCCGCGACGGGATCGCGGACGAGACGAGCGAGCCGAACCCGCTCTCGAACTACGCCAAGGCCAGTCTCCTCGCAGAGCAGTCCACCCTCGCCCTGGCGGACCACCACTTCAGCGTGACCGCGCTCCGTCAGGCCACCGTCTATGGCGCGAGTCGGCGGATGCGCTTCGACACGGCCATCAACATGATGACGCTCGCGGTGTGGCGCTACGGAGTGGTGCGGGTGGGTCGGAGCGGGACCCAGTGGCGGCCGTACATCCACATGAAGGACACCTGCCGGGCGTTCTGCCTGATGCTGGAAGCAGAGTCTTCGTCGGTGAACGGCGAGGTGTTCAACGTCGGCTCGGACGAGCAGAACTCGCAAGTGCTTCCGCGCGCCGAGATGGTGTGCGCCGCAGTTGGGGCGCCGTTCAAGATGGAGTGGTTCGGCGACCCGGACGACCGTTCCTACCGGGTCGGCTTCGGGAAACTGGCTGCCCTCGGCTACCGGACGACACGCACATTCGAGGACGGCGCCCGAGAGGTGTACGCCGGACTTGTCACCGGGACACTTCGACCCTCCCCAAGGACTCGCACCCTGGAGTGGTACAAGCGCCTGCTCGCCCGCGATCCGCTCTGCCTCTAGACCAGCCTCGCCAGCGGGATCGGATGGATGAACCTACCGACGTACTCCGGATACCTCTTTGCGATGGCATCGGCGTAGTTCCACGCGAGCAGCACGATGTACTCCGGCTTCGCGCGGTCAAGTGTCGATGGTGCCACCACCGGGATATGTGTGCCGGGTGTGTAGAGTCCCTGCTTCAGCGGCGCGTCGTCGTAGATGAGTTGGATGAGGTCTGGGACAATCTCGCAGTAGTTCAGGAGAGTGTTCCCCTTCGCTGAGGCGCCGAATGCCGAGACACTATGGCCCTCGATGAAGAGTCTGTTGAGCATCCCCACGAGCGCACGACGAGAAGCGACCACCCTGTCTGCGAAGTCTCCGTACGCGAACCCGCGCTCGTCTTCATCCTCGCGGAACGTCCACGCCGCATCAGTCTCCTTGTGCGTGTCTCCTCGGCAGACGTACACCCGGATGGACCCGCCCTGCTGGGGAAGGTGCTTGATGTCGAACACCCGCATCCCGTACCGGGCGAACAGTCGTTCCAGTGGGGCAAGAGAGAAGTAGGACAGGTGCTCGTGGTAGATGGTGTCGTACTCCGTGTGCGCGAGGAGGTCCCCGAGGTAGGGGAACTCCGCGATGAACACCCCATCGGGACGAAGGGCCGCATCGACTCCTCGCATGAAGTCGTGAAGGTCATCGACGTGCGCCATGACGTTGTTGGCGATGACGACGTTGGCGCTCGACACGCAAAGGCTGTCGCGCACCGCCTGCTCGGAGAAGAAGGTGTTGCTGGTCGTAAGTCCCCGGTCGTTCGCCACCTTCGCCAGGTTGGTCGCCGGCTCGAACCCGAACACGCCGATGTCGCGCCTATCGAGTGGTTCCAGCAGCACCCCGTCGTTGCTCCCGATCTCGATGACGGTCGAACCCTGCGGCGCGAACCTCCTCGCCACCTCCGCGGCGTACTCCTCGAAGTGCGCCACGATTGGGGCTGACGCAGACGAGGCGTAGAGGTAGTTCTGGAACATCAGCTTTGGGTCCACGACCACCGAGAGCTGGACGAGCCCGCAGTCCACGCACCGCAGGACGAACAGGGGGTAGGTGTCCTGATTCCTGGGACTGGTGACGAACTCGTTGGCAAGGGGTTGGTGTCCGAGGTCCAGCACGTTCACGAGGTTGTCCGACCGGCAGATACGGCACCCGGAGATTTGCCTGGTCATAGACCCTTCTTCCTCCACCCGATAGCCGCTAGGACCCCCGGGGGCATTGCTGCCCGCTCAACCGATCCTGCGGCCTCGTGGGCCATTCTGGCAGCCTTCAGGCCACGGAAGCGGACACCCATGACCTCTCTTGGCCCTCCCCGCCGGAGGGTTTCACGAGTGAAGGCTGAATCCGAGCGGGCGACTAGGAATAGGGGCGGCTGGATGGCCTTCACTTCCCCTCCTCGGTCGTAGGTGCCGAGCCGGAGTCGTGGCAGAGTGGACAGTGTTCCCCATCCTCCTCAACCATCTCGCACATAGAGCAACTCGGGCACTCCTCCGCTTCCAGCGCCCGACGGGTCGCCTCGTCCACGAAGATGCCCGGGGCGACCTCCGTACCGTGGCCCCTGGCGAGCCACTTCGCACGCTCGATGGTGTCCTTCGGCTCCGTGGTCGCTGCCGAATGGAACGGGTCGTCGCAGGTTCCCGTCTGATTCCCGATGCTGAAGTTTCGATACGCAGGATCGGTTGCTCCGCACGTCGGGCACTTCTCCGTGGTCGCTGCCGATCCGGCGCGGCGTGCGTGAATATCTTGGCACCATTCCCCGCAGACAACGGGTGGATCGTTCGGCGCAAGACCGATGCCACGACCATGAAGCCCCTGTCCACCCGGACCGAATCGCTGAACTGTCGAGCGGCAGACCATGCAGACGTAGATATCAGGTTGGACCGCGTGCCACACGGCACGCTCACCAACCTGGCCGCAGAGTAGGCACGACGAATTGCTCATCGCGTGTCCTCCTTCGGGGTGGTCGGCTCCTGTGGGGCGGGCTCGTAGGTAGCGCGGAAGATGTCGTCCTTGATGGGCCAGAACTCACCCTTGATGCCACGCGCGATCCAGTCGCCGTCGCTGACGTGGTGTGGTCCTTCCAGAGTATGGATGTGGGGGATGTCGAGGCCGACACCAAACTCGTCCCGCGACCCTGCGACCATGCGATGCTCCTCAAAGCAAAGGGCGGCGTGGAACTCGGCACTCAGACTGCCAAATCCAAACCGCTCCGCCTCAATGAGCGCAGTCTTTCGGTACTTCATGGCTTCGGCTCCTGCGGGGCGGTCGATGATCGAGCCGCACTGTAGGCATGAACTGCATCGCCGAGTGCCTTCTCGCACTCATCTTCGTAACCAGGGTGGAGGTACTCGTCGTGAAGGCACCCCCAGGGGATTGTCGCGTCTAGGTCGTCAGCCTTCTTCAGCGCCTCCTCTGCGGCAGCGAGGCGGGCGGTGAGAGTGACAACTTCGCCAAGAGCCGAGACGCAGTCCGCGTCAGCGAGACGCGCCGCAAGGTTCAACCGCTCTACCGCCGTGGTCAACCGCTCCACCTCGGCATCCCTGCTCGATGAGGCGTTGAGGGCTCGGACCATTTCGGGAATCCAGTGATAGAGCGGGTTCTCGAACTTCACGCCTTGAGGTTCCCCGCTCGGATGGATCAGGACGCGCTCGGGCTCGCCGCTCGTCGGCTCCTCGACTGGAAGCCACGTCCACTTCCCCTCACCCATCACCGGCCTCTCGGATGCGGAGGAGCGGAGGGCGAGGAGCTCCGCCTCCAACTTGTCAACGGTCGCGTGCTCGCTCAGGGCGGCGTGCTTCCACTCGTCGCGCTCGCGCTGTAGCCGGTCGGCGTGCTCTTGCATCGCATCGTGCGCTAGGTCACTCACGGCGGGCCTCCTCAATGGCGCGGAGGGCGCCCACAAGCGCGTCGTGGTCTTTTCTCCACACGAGGATGCGGTCGGGATGAGCATTCCGCTCGCCGTATGTCCCCGCAACCATCCGCGCCGCCCCCACCAGCCGCTCGATGGCGTCGCTCGGCTTCGGCTGGGCGTTGAGGGCAGCTTCTAGGTCGGCGGCGCAGCGTTCCGTGGCATCGCTAAATCCATCTCCGTACCCGCGTTCTTTGAAGTGGTCTGCATAGACACGCCAGAGCGCCGGGAGTTCTGCGACGAGTTCGTGTGGTGTCTCCTTCGGCTGCTCTGATGGGCTAGATGAGTCCGGCATGACGGGCCTCCTCGATGAGCATTTGCTCCTCGCTATCGTCGGCCAGGTTGTCGGTCTGGATGACCGCCCGGTAGGACTTCGCCAGCCGTTGTGCGAGGCCGTAGAGCGCGCGGTAGTTCTCCTCGAATCCAGCCCATCCTCTCGGCTGCTCTGGTTGGGTCATGGCCGCTCCTCTCGGTCGAGTGCGGCGAGGGCTTCGGTCATCGCGTCAACGGCGCGCAGGCGCTCCTGGTGGGCGCCCTCGAACTGGGTCCGCTTGTACTCACGCACCGCATCCACCAGCGCGTCGTAGAGGGGCTGGCGGGACCACAGACGATGTTCGTGCTCTCGGATCGCCGCGTTCACCGAACCCGCCGCTGCGATTCGTGCGGCCAATGCGATCTCTCGGTCGCGTTCGATGGCGCTCTCTGCGGGTATCGGGGTGGTCATGATTCGTCCTCCATACGCTGCATGTACGCCTCGTACTCGTCGCCGCACTCCTTGCAATAGTTCTGCGCCCATTGGGCCGCGACGATTCGCGGATCGGCTTTCATGTGTTGATGGAACTCGTTAGATTCACAAGGAACGCTGTCGCCGAGACGATACGGCGGCTCTGGCGAGAACTTCCCATCGTCACGCTTCACCCAAGGCCACTTCTGACCAGGTGTCGGGGTCATTCCATCCTCCTTCATCGGCATTCCCACTGGTACGATTGGTGGTCCCGGAACATCTGGGCCGCTACGTCCGAGGCTGCGTAGGGGTCGTGTGGCGATGCGCCGGGCCAGCCGTATCGCACGCTGTTAGCTGCCCACGTCGCCGGCATGAACTGTAGCGCCCCTGCCGCCCCACTCTCGGGGTTCACGGCGCTCGGATCGAAACGGCTCTCGCACCAAGTCACTCGCAGGAGTTGCGCCACATCGACGCCGTGCCGTCGCGCAGAAGCGGCCACGATGGCACGCACGTCGATGGGTTCGGGTGTCGGCTCCGGGGTCACGACGGTCACGGGGTCGCGGTGCTCCACGCGAAGGTAGCCGCCGCGGGAGATTGGGGTGGTGCGCGCGAGCGTTTTCACGTTCGTCGGGTTGCCGACGCTCACCGCATCCCCTGCGCGCGCAGGGGATGCTCCGGCTACTTCGCTCGCGCGCACCGCGGACCCGTCGTCGGTCCCATGACCCATTCCGCTTTGTGCCGCCACTATCCCTAGGACACCGGGTACAGACGGCGCGGGAGCCACTAACGACGACGGGTCCGCGCTGGGCGCGAACATGAGCACGAGGATGGCGCACTGGATGAGGAGGCGGTTCACTTCGACACCGCAGGATAGCTGGCGAGCACGTCGGCCAGGTCTGGCGGTGGGCCGCCGAAGGCGCGGTCGCGCATCACATCAAACTTGATTCCCCCCACGAAGCCCTCTAGGAACGCCGCCCACCTGTCTGGGTTCGCGGTCCAATAGGCGTGGTGTCCAGCGCATCCGGCCACGGCGTTCGCGGGATCAAAGCGTGTCGCGCCGAACCGACGACTGAGCAGGTGGCAGCACTGTAGCGGACCGACACACGGCTTCTCGGTGCGGATGCGGCACTCCCCATCCCGCGCTCGGATGAACAGCGAGAAGCGCCTGTCGGCCTCGGCCTTGGCGTGAGAACGGCATTGTCCGTACTCGGCGTCATTCCCCGCGTAGTTAGGGGCGGCCCACTTCACATCCTGCGGCTTCTTACAGCCACGCACGTCGCACCGGGGCGTGCGATACCGACGCGGGGTAGACCGTTTCCTTGGCAGTGGTTTCTTACGAGCGAGCAAGACGGTACTTTCTTTGCCACTCGTTCATGCACAATCGGACAGTCATTTCATCACCGTCGTCACTCTGACACCAACGCCGAAGAAGATTAGCTCTACCCCGGCCGACCAGTTGGAGTGGCTTCCTCTTCCAATGGGGTACCCGTCGTGGTTGTGCCGCACAAAGACCCCCAGCGCTACCCACTCTCCGGTAAGCCGTGGCTTGATTCTGTAGAAGAGTCGTCGGATGGTCATGCTCGCGTTCCATCCCACGGGTGGACGTGACCGCCGGCGAACAGGTTGCGGACACAGCAGGCACAGACCCTCACGCGAACGACTCCGCCATCTGGACTGCCGACGGGTTCCTTCGAGCCTTGTAGATGAGGTTCTTGGGCCACGCGACCCGGAGGACCTTGCCGATCTGTGGGCATGTGGCGTTCGGTTCCTTCCTCAGCATGACGAGTGCGGCGGCGTAGCGAGCCTCGGTCGCCTCTTGTGTGCGGCACCCGACGTAGTAGAACTCCTGCTCGGAGACGCCATAGTAGCTCCTGACCGTCTCGGCGACAGCCTTCAGGCGTTCGGTCACCGGGCGTTCGTTCATCGTGTGACCTGCCACAGCGTCATTCTTAGCCCCTTCTTGTTCGGCCGAGTCTTGACTTCGGGATTGGCTACGGGGTGCCACGGCTTCCTGTTCGCTGAGACACGCTCGGCGCGCTGCTGCCGGTCGAGCTCCACGAGCCGTGGACGGACCGTGGAGGAGTCAAGTCCGGTCGCCTCGCATATCTCCTCAGTCGTCAGTCCGTCCGTAGCGCCCTTGAGTGCCATCCAGACCATCGTCTGCGTCCGACCGCGAGTCTCCTCGGCATGGATGGCGGCATCCTTCGACGGCTGGCTGCTCTCGATGGCAAGTGCGGGCTTTTGCTTCTTCTCACTCTCCTCGGCCACCTCAACGAGGGTCGCAAAGAAGTCTGGCCGAGGCGTGAATGACACAGCCCCGCACTTCCATCGAGAGCACTTCCGCCCACCTCCAAGGGCAGGGACAGAGAAGTCGTGGACGTGAAGGTGGGCCATCAGGGGTCGATTCCCGATTCTTCTGCCTCGCGCAAGAGGACTGCCCTGGCGGTCTTGACGGCACGACTACGCGACCTGGGGGTCTTGGCGACGACGATGTCGCGGAGCGCCTTCCGAAGATAGTCGTGTCCGCCCACTTCGTCGCAGAAGTTTCGGATTCCTCTCTCAATGCGAGAGATGTTTCCGCCCACGCGGCCCAATCCATCTACGGCGTATTGGAGATCACTCACAACTATGCCGGGATGTCGTCCGGGTCGAAGCCGGGAACGTGGGCCGACTTCTCCGCTGGGGTCCCGCCGCCCTTCTCGTAGATGGCAGCCTGGACCTCGCGGAGCGGCTTGGCCTCGGCGACGGCCTTCTCCTCGTCGGGGGTGAGCGGCACATGCTTGGGCGATGGGGTGAGCGTGTACTCGGCCTCCTTGGTGCCGGCCCCGCGAGCGACGATGGTCACGTCGTACGGGAGCGGCACGCCGTCGAAGCCCCAGTCGTCCGACCGCTGGAGGTCCGCCACCATCTTCGAGATGGAGTGCGGCATGAAGAACGGCTTGAGCGCCCCGTCCGCGCGGTCGATGACGTAGAGGAGCCACTTGAAGGTCCTGCGGCCTTGGTACTCGCCGGGATGCGGGAGCGCCTCCGAGACGAGGCGCATCCGGTTCGGTCCCTCTTTCAGTTTGAGGTAGCCGCCGCCGACGAGGTGCCCGTCCTTCTCTGCCTGCTTGTGCGCTGCGCCAAAATCGAACTTACCCATGCTTCTCCTCTTTCTTTCTCAGGTGCATTGGACCATTGGACCAGACCGCGAAGTCGTCACGAACAGCGCGCACGTCCTCATCACGATCAGCCAACTCGTTGAGGCGGGTGAAGAGGACTTCTTGTTTCTGCCGGAAGATAGCATTCATGTCCGCGCTCGTGATGATGGGGCATCCGATGAGTGCCTCGTAGAGCCCGCGGACATCTTTCACCACCCGCTTGTGGGTTCCGTCGAACTCGTAGACGGTGCCGTCGGGTGCGGTCCACTCGCGCAGTCCATCGGCGGTCGCCCGCGCTTCGAGGGTGGCGCGGAGCCTTCCGATCACGCCATCGAAGTCGGTCAGCATGTGGAGCGACGGCGCTACTTGCTCGGCGGGCATGGTGACGATGCGCTCCATGAGAGCCCGCTCGGCGTCATGGAGGTCCATGTAGGCCATGGCGAGTGAGCGGTCCAGCGGGTCCTCGATGGCCGAGAGGGCAATCTCGGTGTCGTTCGGGCGGTTACTCACTTCCCCCCCTCGGCGCGAAGTGGGCTGGCATTGATTAGGAGAGCACGCGCAGAACGCACCGTGCCCAACGAGGCGGGTCGGCTGCCTCGGCTGCTCTGATTGGGTCATAGGTAGGTTCCGTAGACCGTGAATCGCACGACCCTTCCGCACGATGGGCAGGTGTGCTCGTAGGTTCCCGGGCTCCGAACGACCATCGTCGCTGGATCGTGCTCTGGACTGAGGCACGGTCGCGGCTCGTCGGCGATTTTCACTGTGCTCATGGTTGCCCATCCTCGACAAGTTCGCGTGGTGTCATCCCCACAGCCATCCTCCTACCACCACGATGAGCGCGCCGAGCGCGACGAAGAAGAGCGCGGTCGGCCACCGATCCCGCCCGACGAGCCGCAACGGGATGAACACGCACGGCCCGCACTCAGAGCACTCCGAGAAGGCTCGGCGGTTGACCGCGTGGGTCGTGGACATGTGGCCGCAGCGAGCGCAGCCGGTCATCGCTGGTCCCCTTCTCGCTGTCGCTCGATCAACTCCTCGATGTGGTCGGCCAACGCAGAATCGAACGGTTCGCATTTGCCCAAAACATCGATGAGCAAGGAGATATAGCGCGACCGAAGCATTTGCTTCGCCGCCCGATCTATCTCGTTCATCGGTCGCCTTGCCGCCCCCTCTTCGGTTGCGACTGTCCGTAGGGCGGCGGCGAGGTCGCGAATGAGGTCACATGATTCTTCGTCTGGGCCCTGGAACACAACGCTTCCGTATGGGTCCCCAAAGTACCTTGCTAGGGTATTTGCCGCTCTCTCCAGCAGTCCCTCGACATCGGGGCGAGTGTCAGCGGTCATCGGACCTGCTCCTCGTGGCACAGGCACGGCCCCAGGTTGAACGTCGTCGGGATACCGCAGCCCTTGGCGGTGTGCACTTTGTGGCCGCAGCCTTCACAGCCCCTCCGGACGTACGCCGGGAAGAGCGGCGAGTCATGGGCGGCGATGCGCTCGGCATCCTCGGGGTGGGTGGTGCTCCACTGCGTCATGATTCCCACGATTCCCTCTTCGCACGCCTCCACAGCCTGAGACGACAGACCGGGGAGCAGAACCGCTGCCACGCGCGGGTCGGCTGGTAGGACGCTAGGCAGTTGTCGCACTTGCGCTTCTTCATAGAAACGCAGTGAATCACAGACATAACGCGTTGTCAAGGGGGTGTGATATGCTCTGGGAGGAGAAACGCCCGCCACTTTCATGACGAGCGTTTCGTCCGCACCCGTCTACCCACGGATCGGATTCATAAGCATTCTAGCAGGGCCGGGCCTGCGTACCAAAGCCCGCCGCTGATAACGGGTGGTCAGCCGACTGTCGCAACAGGGATGTAGTTACGCCGTTGGTCCTGATCGGGCCAAGTACGGCGGCACGACGAGCTGAAACTAGGCTCACGGTCGAGCATCATGGGCCGGCACCTGCGACCGTACAGCGCCGCAGCCCCCACCGCAGTTTCGGGGCTTTCGTATGTTTTCGATAGGCGTACTTTGCCCTTCCGCATCTAGGGACCTAGCCCCTCGCATCCCGCCCCAGCCTTGCCCGGACCGACTCCATGAGAATGCCCATCGCGTAGCCAGAAACGACCCCATCATCGATCGGCAGCCCGTCGGCGTCTAGGCGTGGATTCAGATACCGAGACAGCCCGCTAATGCTTTCGATTTCTCTGCTCAGGCGCTCCAGTTCTTTCAGCAGGTCATCCTGAGACATTGGCATCCCGCTCCAACCGTTCAGCCATCCACCTGTACGCATCCGATCGGCTCAGGCGTGCGATGGTGAGCGAGGCGCCGATGGGACCGGGGTCGTTCTCGATGTCCTTGGCGAGCGCGCGCAGCTCGGCAGCGTGAGCGAGGACGACCGCTCCGAGTCGTTCCGACGCTGGGTGGATGTGTACGTCATGGTCGTCCCGACGATGCCCGATACCCCCGCAGTGGTCGCAGGTGGGCGGGATGTAGGTCTGCGTCACCTGTCGCTCGCCCTTGCCCGGAGTGCCCTGAACAGCCCCACCGCCGCCCCGGTTCGGGAACACCTGATTGCGGTTGCGCGCGCTCACTCGTATCTCCTCTCGCGCTGTTCCTCGTACTTGCGATCCGCAGCCTCGTCGCGGCGCATCTCGTCCTCGTGGGTGTAGTCGATGGGGTCGCTTGGACCGCACTCCTCATCGTGGTCGCTCATGTCCCTCCCGCACTGGTGGCACACCTCCTCGGCCTCGTAGGGGGCTTCCAGCCAAGTGTCGTACCGGGCGAACGGGTCAGCCACGGTGCGCCTTGTGGCTCGCCCGATGGGCCATCGCCGCAGTGGTGATAGCCACGCGCCGGGGGTCGTCTTGGGGCGAGCTGAGGTCGTAGATACCGAATGCCGGCGCCCCACACCAGCAGCGCCAGACGACGGGGTAGGTCAAGACTGCGGATTGCTCGGACTTGGGGATTGGCATGTACTGTGTCACCGGTCAAACGCCTTGTCGTCGTTGATGGTGCATCCCTCGCGCATGTTGCGGAGCGTCTCGAAATGCCCACCAGCGGAGGTATGTTCTTGTTCCCCCTCCGGTCGTGCCAATCAGAAGGGATGCGCGATTGGGGCAGCGATGAGTTGCCCGCCACCACCACGGCATGTTCATCCAATCGCGCATCCTTCCTGCAATACTTGGCTTCCCGACAGGAAATGGACCCGCCGCCACATCAACATTGATTCCGTAGGCATCGGGCGTGCGAACGGTTTGTGAATCGCAGACATACCAACCTCCTACGGGATTGCCGCTCTTGTCGTGGTGGTCGGGCGCGATCTCATAACGCATGGACGGCTCCCTCGACCTCGGCAAGGAGTTTGATCGCTCGCTCGCGATCAACTGACGCATTGTGGCCGGCCACGCCGTACAGCAAGTCACGCACAGCCTGGGCAAGCTCTGGTGCCTTGACGATAAGACGAGCGTTGGCTTCCTCAAACCGCTCTGGGATTGAGCCCTCTAGCCCGACTGCGGCAACGCGGCATCCGCGACCATCAGTGACAATCCACAAATTGCCACCCCATCCGACTACCCACGGCCCTGGTGTGTACTTCTGCTCGGTATCTTTTCCTAGATCCCTGATCTCCCACGGCCCCGGCGTGTACGCGGTGCGCTTTTGATAACTCATTCTCTTGCCCTTCTGGATGAGCCTCATCAAGCCTCTTTCGGGAGGAATGGAGCGGTTACGTAGTCGCTCCATTCGACCCCTGCCCCTTTTAGGGGCCTCGCATGGCACACCTCCCGAAAGAGGCTTGATGTTCCAGCCCTCCGCTCACCCTCGGTACGGCCTCTAGATGGCCTTTTCTGTAGAGGCAAGGCTACAGCCGAAGGTGAGCGCAGGACTGGAAATCCTGCCGCTTGTGGTCAGACCATAAACGACTCGGGGGACTGCTCGCGCATCGAGTGAAAGCGCCCAGCCTCTCCGACGATGATGTGATCCACGACGCGGATGCCGAGAAGTTTCCCGGCCGCCGCAGCCTCGCGGGTGGTCCTCAGGTCGTCCGCGCTCGGCGCGGGGTCGCCCGACGGGTGATTGTGCGCGAGGAGGATGCCATCGGCGCACTGACGGACCGCGAGCGTGAACAACTCCGCGATGCGGACCGGCGAGCCGCTCACCGTGCCGATGTAGAGCGTCTCACGGCCCACGGCGCGATTCTTGCGGTTGAGGAGCACGACGATCAAGTGTTCGCGCTCCTCGTCGGCCAGGTCGCGCACCGCCGCGTACGCGCTAGCGGGGGTGTCGCAGACGGTCGCGGGAGTGTCGCTGATGCGCCGTCTGGTCGTGGTGTACTCGTACAGCGCGCTCATCCTTGCCATCCTTCCCGCCCCCTCGACTCTTTGCCTGTTCGAGGGAGCGCCGGACCGTGGGAACCTCGGGGTTCTCCGGTCCGGATGGGTGTCTAGGCGGTCCTCATCGGAAGGTCGAACCGTGCTCCGCGCATTGTCAGGTATCGACGGGCGAAGGTCATGGGCTTCGTCCGGCCGCTTCCGACGAACATGCGCGCGATGGTCGGCGCATCCTCTAGGGATGGTACGCGGGTCACTTCGAGCCAGGACCTACCGTCCAGAGAGACCATGATGTGCTCGCCCTCGACGCACGGCGAATGTCCGGGCTCGCACGGCATGATCGCGACGTGCAGTGTGCTCGCCATTCCTTGCCACCTTCTCGACTGCCGGAAATATTGCCGTCCGGCGGTCGCCTGACCCCACCCAAGTAGTGGGAAGGTCAGGAATGGGGCTTAGGAAGCGCGCTCCAGGCCATCGTGCCCGCATCCCACCTGCCCGCATGAGCCGCAGTAGTCCGCGCGGTCTAGAGCCGTCACGTCGTCCGGCGAGAATGTGAAGTACCTGTCATTCCCGACCATGACTGCCACGACATCGCCGGTCCGCCCCTCGATGCCGCTCCATTCCGTGTCCGCGTCCGGCGCAATCTCCCACCCCATGACGTTCCAAGCGATACCGCGATAGCCTGAAACGGTGTAGGCGTCGGCCGGGAAAGCCTTGTCATCGCTCTCGTAGTGCTGCCTCATCTTGCCATCTCCTAATCCCGTGAGTCTTGCCGCTCATCGGTAACACCGAGAGTGTCCACCCGCAGGAAAAAACTCGCCATACGAAAATAGTCCTAGGACCCACTCTGAACGGATAGCGGACACCCTGAGTACCAAGACGCTACAGATGTCTCATAATGAGACAAGTATGGACAAACAGACCTACACAGAGGATGACATCGGCAGGGCACTAGCAGTGATCGCCGGACACCGCGGGAACGTCTCTAGGGCCTCTACGGAGCTTGGAATACCGAGGATGACCCTACATCAATGGGTCAGTGGTAAGAGAAGGAAGGCGGAGGGTGAGGCGGCTGAGAGCAGTAGGAAGACCGCGCAGTCCGTAACTCGACTTCGCCTGATGCGACAGTGGACCATCCTGGCCAAAGCGGCCATCAAACAGGCTCAATCCACGCTGAAAGACGCAGGACCGTGGGAGGCCGCGAGGATCGCCGGCCTGGCAGTGGACAAGATGACCGCTCTATCCCCTGGAGCTCGTGACCCCCAGGGTCCAGGGGTCACCGTGACCCTCGCGCAGTACTTCCAACAGGCTCTACCGACCAAGACTGTGACCGTTCTACCGATTGACGGACAAGAGTCTGGAAAGACACCAGCCTAGAACTAGGCTCATTCATTGGTCTAAGTGACATAGCGCCACCGTACCGATAGACCGGTCTTCGGAAAGACACTACCCAAGGGAACGCACATTCCTTGACTTACCTACGATGATGCCCCGGCACAGCTCGGCACCACACAGCGAGCGAGCGAGCGATCCCATGAGCGCGCGATGCGCGTGCCTGCGTGCGGGAGCGCGTGCGTGGGGGCGGGGGAGGGTCGAGGCCTGTCGTTTACGGGAGGATGGGACCCGTGGTACGCCCACCCTCTCTCACTGACATACTCAGTTTCCAGTTCCACTCTCGCTCTCGTTGACATACTCAGACCTGGATGCGACATTCCTCGACATTTGTCTCTTTTTGGAACATCGACCTATGGGTCCCATCCCATAAGGGTGGTGTACTCAGACTGCGTTAGACCATTCTTACTGCGAACCCCGTAATTCTGGGTACTGGGTTATCCACGGTCTGTCCACGTCTTTCGATGAAGTTCCTGCGGTAGAGCATTCTCCGAGCAAACCCCGTAAATCTCCCCTTGTGCGATATTCGTACCCCCCTTACGATCCCCCCAGGTACGGGGAAGCGAACACGGAGGTCCGGGGAAAGGGACCGAGCGGTCCTAGTATTTCTTTATGGACTACCAAGAGTTCTCTGGTCCACCTCCTGACCTTCCTTCTCCCAAGCACTTCCAGCCGTGGGCTATCGGGATGGACCCGCAGATTGGTGGGATGGGGACTGCGGAGTGGCAGACCTGGACACCGTCGAACATCTTGATCCCGAAGGCCACTGAGGCCTTCACCCCGGCAGCACAGGCGTACTTCAAGAACCGCAAGCTCAACCGCTCAGCGCCTCCCGGCTACCTGGACACGGCGGATGGGGAGTACACCCGAAGCGGGTCCATCTATGCCCGCAGGATGAAGCGTGACGGGTCCTACCCGACTGCGGACGATGAGCAGCACCTTGTGCGGCACGAACTGCTCCACGCCGCCTCCGCCGAGCACGCGCCGTTCCTTGCCGACTACAACGCCGGGCTCCCCGCGCTCCGGAAGGCGCTCGCAGACTCCGGGTGGGCGATACCGGCCGCCGTCGAGAACGACCCCGCGCACATCTTCACCGGGGCCGCCGAGGCGGTCATTCTCGGGAACGCCCCCCCTGCCCTGCGGGGCTACTTTGCGCCACTCCTGCGCTAGACTGTGAGCAGCCTGATGGGCAAGGAGAACTGACATGGGTGTGCTTGCGATCCGTAACGCGAACAGTGGTGGGGAGTCTCGCCAGGCGGTCATCCAGACCAGCACTTCCGGCGTCAAGTACCCGACGAACCCGGTCGCTCACCCGTTCTCCGTCACGATTGCCTCCGCCGGAACAGTTGCCACCGTGTGGTCGCCCGCCGCCGGGTACCGCTTCCGGGTCACGAGCTACCACATCACCCCCAGCGCCGCAGACACCATCATCCTCAGGAGCGTCGCCTCCGCGGCGTTCCAGGTGACCCACCGCGCGGCGGCGAACACCCCCATCGTCGTTCCCGACCTCCGGTGGGGCGTTTCCTGCGCGAGCGCGAACAGCGCCCTCGTGGTGGACGCCGGAACGGCCGCGACGATCGTGACTGGCACGATTTTCGGTGATGAGGTCCCGTAGCCTGTTGACTTTTTTCTCTCGGCGGTTACGATAGCGGCGAGTTGAGCGGACTTCTCGTCCTGTGCCCGTCGCACCAAAGGCCGGTCGAGGCCCGCCGCCTCTACGAGACGTTCCAGCGCACCGCCATCCTCCCAGACACCAGGCTTGTGTTCCTCGTCTGGTCCGGCGACTCCACCGCCCACAAGTACGAGAGCAACTGGATGAAGAGCGCCCTCCGCCCCGAGGAGGCCATGACGGCCCGCTGTAACGCCGGCTTCGTCTCCGAGGACAACGACTGCGAGGCGGTGGGCTGGGTGGCGGACGACAACCGCTTCGCCACGGTTGGCTGGGACGAGCTGGTCCTCCACGCCCTCCGCGCGACCCCTATCATCTTCGGCAACGACGTGGTGAGTCCGGGATCGAAACCCTCCCATGTCTTCATGGACGCGCGCATACCACGCGCGCTTGGCTGGTTCCGCCACCCCGGACTCATCTCGACCTTCCACGACGACGTGGATATGCGCCTCGGGACCGGCACCGATACCGCCAGGCCCCTCGGGCAGAATGGCGAGAGCGACGGCGGGGTTGGCATCCGCTACATCCCAGAACTGGTCATCCCCCACCTCTACACCGAACGCGACAACCGGGCCAACTTCCAGCACGACGCTCCCGTCTACCGGGCATGGAGAAGGAACGAAGCGGAGGATGACATTGCCAAGGCGAAGCGTGCTCTTCGATCTCGACGGAACCCTCATTGACTCCGCCGCGCTCCACGCTGACGCCTTCTCCCGCGCGGTCAAGTTGTGGTGGCACCCGTGCGAAGTTCCCACCAGGACGGACCTGACCACGCAGCAGAAGATGGACCTGATCGGCCTTCCGGGTGTGCTGCGCGAGGACGTACAGCGGGTCACTCGGCAGATAACGCTGGAGATGATTCCGAAGTTGGTTCACCCTGACGAGCGGCTGAACGCGGAGATTGAGGACCTGTCCAAGGACTTCGCTATCGGCGTGGTGACCAACGCCCGCTTCGCCCCAGCGTCGGCGATGCTGAAGGCGATGGGACTGTGGGAGGTGCTGGATGTGCTGGCCACCAGCGAGGACGGGAAGCACAAGCCCGCCCCGGACCTGTATCGCTACGCCCTGAAGAAGATTGGAGCCGGTCAGGTGGTGGCGGTCGAGGATTCCGACACGGGCGTCGAGGCAGCAACGGTGGCGGGCATCCCATGTCTCAAAGTCAGCGGACCCAATGACATCACCGCGAAACTGGTGAGGGACTTCTGTGGACACGATTAGCCACGTCCGGTCGTTCTTCAGGAAGAACTCAAACCTGGACAGCGAGAGTCGCCGCCAGGTTGTGCTAAAGGTCAACCGGCTGATGGATGTGATGGGGGCCGGTCCGGATGGTCGTCTCCACTGCTGGCGCAAGTTTCTCCACCACCGAGAAGGAATCGACTACGTTCGTACGGTGTACGGGGAGGTTGGCGCGCTGGCCGCAGAGCAGCACATCCTCGACGACTGCGGCAGCATCCACTCGGTCCTCGACTACTACAACGGGACGCTGGACGAGAACGGGGTCGAGAAGTCAACATTCTGATACCTGCGGCAGGACTCGGCCGAAGGTTTCAGGAGGCCGGATACACGGTCCCGAAGCCCCTCATCCCGGTTGACGGAAAGCCGATGATCGGACGGGTCCTCACCTCTTTCCTCGGAGAGGACACGAGCCAGCATCGAGTGGTGGCTGTTGTCCGTGGGGGCTTCCCGCTCCTCTACGGCATTCAGAACGTCTACCTCGACCATGTGACAGACGGCGCGGCACGGTCGGTGATTCTCGGCATCCACGGGGCGGGGCTGCCGCTGAACGACCCGCTGCTCATCGTGAACAGCGACCAGATCGTGGACTTCGACCTGACCCAATTCTTGGCTGGCGCGGGGGATGCCTCGATGGTCGTCTTCCCGGTACACGGTGGCGAACCTCGGTGGTCCTACGCGCGCATCGAGTGGGGTTACATCACCAAGGTCGCGGAGAAGCAGGCCATCTCCGAGTGGGCCACCGCCGGGGTGTACTACTGGCGTCGGACCTACGACTTCGTACGGTCGGCAGGGCGCATGATTTCCCTTGACGACCGCGTGAACAACGAGTTCTACGTCGCGCCGACCTACAACTACGCGCTCGCGGAGGGGATGCTGGTCACCCCGTTCTTCGTGGAGGAGTCCCAGTTCCACGACCTCGGCACTCCCGCCGCCTTGGAGGAATACCTTGGCAGACGGTAGCCGCTTCGCCATCAGCAACCGACGCGGGCTCGGCTGTCGCGCCTATGTCAAGGACTGCTCGTCGTTCTTCCCGACCACCGGAGAGCGGGACGAGCACGAGAAGGCGCTCCACGGCTACCACCACGTCGTTGTCCCGGTTGACAAGCCAAGGTACGGGTCGCACTTCACGCACATGGGGCGTAGTCTGCTGGGTAGCAAGTACGACCTGAAGAAAAAGGAGCAATGGTAATGGCGAAGCAGAGTTCCAAGTCGATGCCGAAGGGGATGCCCCCCAAGAACGTGCCCGGCCCGATGATGTCTGGCCCGATGATGATGCCCAAGCAGCACGCCGCGATGCACCCCGCGGGCAAATCCAAGAAGAAGTGAGGCGCATCGGCGTCGGCGATGTTCGCGTATCGGCGCGGGCCACGGCGAACGTCCTCGACGCCCTCTCGCAGAATCGTCTGACCGCTGGTCGCTGGACCAAGGAGTTCGAGACGGGCTTCGCTCGGCGCCACGGACGCAACTTCGCGTGCTTCGTGAACAGCGGAACCGACGCGCTCCGCATCGGCCTCGCGGCGCTCAAAGAGGTCCACGGCTGGAAGCGCGGGGCGAAGGTGGCCGTTCCGTCCGTGACCTTCGTCGCCACGCTGAACGCGGTCCTTCAGGTCGGACTTCAGCCGTACATCGTTGACATCGAGACGGAGCACTTCGGCATGGACCTGGACCGCTTCCCGTCCGACGTGGTGGCCGCCGTCCCGGTCAACCTGTTCGGCCACGTGAACCCGACGATGCGCCAGATAGCCGCAAGCGGCCTGCCGTGCGTCACAGACTCCTGCGAGACGGTCGGGATGACAGGCTGCGCCGATGGCGATGTGAGCGCCTTCTCGACCTACGCTGCCCACATCCTGACCACGGGTGTTGGCGGACTCGCCACGACCGACGACCCGGAGCTCGCCGCGCTCATCCGGTCCTACGCGAACCACGGGCGGAGCGGCATCTACACGGGCATCGACCAGGAGTTGGGCAGCATCGAGGTCATCGAGGCGCGCTTCCACTTTGACAGAAAGGGCTACTCGTCGCGGGCGACGGAGATGGAGGCCGCGATCGGGTGCGCCGAACTGGCCAGTCTCGACGCAAACCTCGCGGCCCGCCGTCGCAACGCCGCCGCCCTGACGTTCGGCCTCATCGACCTTCCCATCGTCATCCCTCGCTGGGACAACGACGACAGCGCGTGGATGATGTACCCCATCCTCACGGCCAACCGATTCACCCGCGACCGCCTCGTCCAGCACCTAGAGGCGAACGGCATCGAAACGCGGATGCTCCTCCCGCTCACCTCTCAGCCCTACGTCCGCAGGATGTTCAAGCACGACCCAGACGTGCTGTTCCCCGTGGCCCACCGGGTGAACGAGACAGGCTTCTACATCGGCTGTCACCAGTACCTCGACGCAGACGACACGGACTATTGTTGTGAGGTGATGGCAGCCTTCAATTGGCGGTAAGACCGCCGGACCTTAGTTTGCTTCAGTCACAACTGAGAGTTCTTCGTCGTCTTGGGGTCCATCCCAACATAGATGAACTCGATGTGAAGGAACTTGCGGGTCCGCATCTTGTCTTGGGTTGCTCCTACAATGCCTGTGATAATCCTATGGCGGGCTATCATGGGTGGTGCGCGAGCCATCGTCCGACTGACGGCAGTCGCGGCTCTCCCAGCCCTGTTGTTCGACTGGATGCTGTTTACACTCACTACAAACAGTTGCCAAAGAGACTGGGTGGGAGAATAGTTCGTTGGCGGTAGCCGAAAAGAACGAAGCGCAAGAGCTGGTCGAGTGGACCCAGAAGAACCCCTGGCCGTGGGTCGAGCGCACATTCGGGGACGTGCCGCTCTTCGACAAGCAGCGCCAAATCCTCGACTCCATCCGCGACAACCGGGTCACCCACGTCAAGGCGTGCCACGCCTCGGCCAAGACCCGCACCGCCGCCTACGCCACCCACTGGTGGATGATGGCCCACCCCGGCGAGGCGAAGGTGCTCACCACCGCACCCTCGTGGACGCAGGTGGTGGACAACCTCTGGCGTGAGATTCGTGGCCTCCACGACACCGCCAAGGTTCGGATGGGTCAGGGCCTCGGGGGCAGGATGCTTCAGTCCCAGTGGGATATCGACCCCCAGTGGTTCGCCAAGGGCCAGTCAAGCGACCGTGGCGTGAACTTCCAGGGACTCCACTCCCCGAACATCCTCATCGTCATTGACGAGGCGGACGGCATCCCGAAAGAGGTCTGGGAGGCCATCGACGGCGTGGCGACCTCTGCGAACTCCCGCATCCTCGCCATCGGCAACGCGGTCAATCCGAGTTCCGAGTGGAAGAGACGGGTGGACTTGGCGAAGAATCGGAAGAGCGAGAAGGTCATCCAGATTCGGGCCGCCGACACCCCCAACGTCATGGCCGGGAGCATCGTCTACCCGTTCCTCATCAGCCCGGAATGGATCGACTACGCCAGAGAGAACTACGGTGGCGAGACGGCTAACATGTTCATCTCCAAGGTGCTCGCGGAGTGGCCGGAGGAGTCCAAGGACACCCTCATTCCCATCTCGTGGCTCATGCGCGCCCGGAACCGCTCGGTCGAGCAGGGGGTCCGAACGCTCGGCATCGACGTGGCGCGCTTCGGCACCGACCGCTCCGTGCGGACCCTTCTGGCCGGCGCTCAACTCATCTACTCCAAGGCCACGGCCAAGGAGGACACCATGAAAACGGTGTCCCGTGCGCTCATGGACATCGAGCAGGACGCCCCGGCCCACGTGGCCGTGGACATCACGGGCGTCGGCGGCGGGGTCTATGACCGTCTGGTCGAGATCAAGGGCGGCACCTTCCCCATCGTGGGAGTCCACAACGGCGGGAAGTCCAGCGACCCGGAACGCTACGCGAACGTCGCGGCCGAGATGTGGTGGAACGTCCGCGGGGCGTTCGAGCGGGACGAGATAGGCCTCGCCACCGACGACGTGGAGTCCGTGGACGAGCTTATCGCCGACCTGAACCGCCCCACCTACGAGTACGTTCGGGCCTCCCTGCTGAAGATTGACAAGTTCGGACTCCCCAAGGGGGCGTCGGAGGGGCTGCTTTCCGATGAGGAGCGCAGCCGCAGAAGCCCCGACCGGGGAGACTCGTACGTGCTGTCCTACAATGCAGGGATGCCGTACCTGAAGAACCCATTGGGCGGCCCCGGCCAGTCCTTTTCCTACTACACACAGGTCAAAGGATCGGTCAACATATAGTGGGACTTCGTTTTCTTGGCGAGGTGTTCATTCTCGTCTTTGTCGTTAGCGCCTTTTTTGAGAGAAAGGCGTGGCTCGGTTTCTCTTCATTTACCGAGGACGAACATAGGGCAGAGGAGTCCTGGAAAAAGATGGGGTACAAGTAGTGGCCCGTAAGCCGAAGGTCCCCCCTCCGCCCACCATCGAGGAAATCATGGCGCGGAAGTCCGACGCCGAGCGGTTCTGGGGACCCCTCCACGCCGAGCAGGAGTTGGACAACCAATACTTCCAACTCGCCCGTCCGGTCAACGCCCCCGTCGAATACCAGAGCGATGTCTACTACCCCGCCACGGGGAACAGCATCGTCACCACGCTTGCCGACCACGTGGCAGGGGACTCTCCCCAAATCAAGGTGCCCGAGGCGAACCAGACCCTCAAAGCCGGGAAGCGCAGTGACACCCTAGAGCAGTGCTACGTCGCCGCGCTCGGTCGCTTCCGCGATGTCCAGCGCGCTGACCCCATCCGGGCGCTCGTCATCAGCGCCGGGTGGGCCGGGCAGATGATTTCGCAGGGACCAATCTTCGACCCCTCGGTCTGGGGCGAGAAGCCGACGATGGGGAAGTACCGAAGCGACGGCGACTACAAGGACGACATGGACGAGTACGAGGCTCGCCAGCGCACCGAGTGGCCGTTCTACTGGAAGATTCACGACCCGCGCTTCGTGTTCCCCGACCCCGGAACGCACGGCCGCAAGTGGGTCATCGTCTCGTGCCGCAGGACCGTGGGCGACATCTCGGCCCAGTGGCCGTCGTGGGACCGTCGCATCGACGGGATGAGCCGCGCGGACGCGCCGCTCCCCGACATGCATGAGGTCGAGTGGCTGGAGTATTGGGACGCCCACTACCGGGTCTATCTGGCCGGGTCCACGCCCATCGACAAGATTCGGCCTCATCGGTACGGCAAGCCGCCGTTCCAGATTCGCTCTGCCGGGCTCGGCAAGGAGTCTCCGGGCGTCGGGCTCGTCCACGAGATGTACCGCTCCATGCTCTTCCCCGTGCGCTCGCCGCTCGACGCGGAAATCCAGTCCGCCTCGCAGGTCCGGGTCATGTACCGCAACACCGCGTGGAGCACGATGCTCGCTCCGGCCAACTCCGGCTTCACGAAGATGTCTCCCGGCAAGGTCATCCAGATTCGGAAGGCCGAGGACATCGCTGCCATCCGTCCCGTCTCCGAGTACCGCGCCGATGTCATCCAGGGCCTCATGGCGGAGAAGGAATCCATCGGTCAGGACATCGAGCAGGGAACCTATCCGAACGTCGTGAAGGGCATCAAGGCGAAGGGCATCAACTCCGGCTACGGTCAGAACTCGCTCGTCGCGCAGGCGAAGGTGCGGTTCGGCCCGGTCGTCGTGGAACTCCAGTCCCTGCTCTCCGAGTTCGTGAGCGACTTCGCCCGCTGCGTGGAGAACGTGGTGGCGGAGCCGCTTCCGGTCTGGGGTCCGCTTGCCGGTGGATTCGTCGATGTCGTCCTGAAGCCCGAGGACATCAACGGCTACTACTACAACGTCGTGACGGTGAACCCGAAGCTCCCGGTGGACCGCGCCACGGAGATCGAGGTTGGGAACCTCCTCCTCCAGGTCGGTGCCATCGACATGGACACCTACATCAGTGACTTCGCCGGATACGAGCAGCCCGGCAAGATGCGCCTGCGAGTGCTGCGGGACAAAATCATGTCCTCCCCGGAGTTCACCCGCATCGCCACCGTCGCAGCCGCGATGGAGACGGGCCTTGTGGACTACGCGCTCGACGTGGCGAACCGCGCGGGCGTGGACCCGATGCCGTTCCTCCAAGTGCTCGGCTTCGGCGTTCCCGGCCAGCAGCAGATGCCCGGCGCGGTCGCGCCCGTGAACCCCGCGATGGCCGCCGCCCAGCACACGCCGTCGAACGCCGCGAACGCCACGGCGGGCAGCCCGGCGTCTCCGAGCATCACACCAACCGCGCCCGAGGGGTCGCCGATGGCCGTCCGCAACGCTGCCGCCCCCGGAGTTCCCATCGGTGCCTAACCAGAAGCACCCCCACTTCGAGGCCGCGCAGATGGCCGCCCTCGACCTCAACGAAATGCTGAAGGGCATGAAGGATTCCCCCTACGGCCAGTTCCCGATGAAGGGTCCGTCGAGAGGAACGCAGGCGCGCCAGGAGCGCATCGCCAACGCCCCGCCCGACATCCAGGGGCTTGTGGGCGAGGGTCATACACTTGAGTTCGTGGACAGGCTTGTGAAGGAGATGGGCGATGGCTGAAATCTTCGACCCAACCCTTTTCCTTGCCGAGGACAACCCGGGCGACACGCCCGCCGACCCCGACGAGGCGAATGCCATCCGTATGGAGCGCCAGTCCATCGCATCGAAGGCCGGGTACAACACCTGGAACGAGTACACCCGCGCTGTCGGAGAGCTGAAGGCGCTCCAGGCGCAGAATGCCGCCCTCGACATCAAAAAGCTCCAGGCTGAGATTGCTCGGGGCGGCGAGGTATCTCCGAGCACCATCGCCCAATTGGCGCAGT